GTGCGAAAAAACCTGTGAGAAAAGCAGGACCGAGAGGTTTCCAAAAGAGACCTAGTAAACCTACCAAGTCTGCTCGAACCGCAGTATCAGAAGATATGGCAAAAAGCATGATGAAAGAAATGAGTGAAGCTCAACAAAAAAGAGCAATTTTGCAAATGTTACAAGGCAAGACACCTGCATTTATGAAAAAATTAAAATAGAGCGTAGCCATGAAGAAAAAAGGTTTATGGGCTAACATTCAGGCTAAAAGAAAACGGATAAAAGCGGGATCTGGCGAAAGAATGAGAAAACCTGGATCTAAAGGTGCTCCAACAGCTAAAAACTTAAGAGATGCGAGGAAAACTAGTGCCAAGAAAGTTTAAAAAAGTTCCTAAAACTAAAAAAGGTGTTCCTAGAGTATATGTGCAAGGTGCAAAAAATCCTAAAGCAAGAGAAGCAGAAATAAAAAGGACTGCTCGTCTTTATAAACAAGGGAAGCTAACCCCTGCTATGATGGATAAAATCAGCAAACAGAGGAGTAAGAGTTAATGGCGACAAAACCTAAGAAAAAAGGTGGTAAATATTCTTCTATTCCTGGAGCAGGAAAATTTACTCCATCTAAATTAGATGCAGTTTATAAAAGAGGTCTTGGTGCATATTATTCTTCTGGGAGTAGACCTAAAACTTCGGCTCATGCGTGGGCAATGGGGAGAGTGAAGAGTTTCGTAACTGGTAAAGGTGGAGCTAGAAAAGCAGACGCTGACTTATTAAAGGGTAAAAAGAAGAGCACTAAAAAATGAGTTACTTACAAAGTAACATCCCATATTTTAAATGTTGGGTTCGTCGTGAGTATACTCATAACCACGAGAAATATCATGGTGAGTTTTTACACGCTATGGCTATCGCTGTTACCACTATTCCAAATAGGTGTTTAAGTTTTCAAGTAATATTTACAGGTAACGAAGCAGAAGGCGAACCAGAAGATACTGTGCATGGTGGTGCTATGTGGGCTAGAATGCCTATAACTGGATTGTTAGGTGATGTTCCTTTAGAGGAATGGTCACACCCTATGGAAACATATGATGCTCAACCTTGGGATTGTTCTTCACATTATCACTCTGTATATGTGATGGATAGAACAACCCCTTGTCCTTGGTTAGCAAAAATAAATGGCGAGTTTTTTCCTGCAAAATATTTGTTTACTGTAGATTATACAAACAGTGAAATTGCAGATGATCCTGCACAACATAAACAATCTCATGTTTTACAACTACTTGATGCAGGAATATGGACAGGAAATATTGTGGCATTGCCCAATAACAGGGTTAGAGTAACTCACCCTGCTTGGTTTTCAACAGGGCAAGGTGCTCCTGATTTTAGACCATCTCAATATATACACTATTCAAAGTCTGATTTAGACTATACACTAGATGTGAATAGAGTTTTTGACAATCTTTATAATCAGGAGGATAATGATGGCTAAAAAGCTTGTTGGAAAGCAAAAAAAGTTAGACCGTAATAAAAACAACAAAATTGATAGTGGTGATTTTGAAATTATTAACAAGGAGAAAAAAATGAAAAAGAAACCTAAAGGTATGAAGAATGGCGGTAAGGCGATGAAGCCTAAAGGCATGAAGAACGGTGGAAAAATGATGAAGCCCAAAGGTATGAGAATGGGTGGAAGAATGATGAAACCTAAAGGTATGAAAATGGGCGGTAAGGTTATTAAAGGACCTTACAGTTAAAGGATAAGTTATGGCAGTTTCAGGATCAGTTGATTTTGAACCAGATGTAGCAGAGTACATTGAAGAAGCGTTTGAGCGTTGTGGTTTAATTGTAGCTACAGGATATGATTTAAAAACAGCAAGACGTTCTTTAAATTTACTTTTTGCAGACTGGGCAAATCGAGGATTAAATCGTTGGACTATTGAGCAGGTATCTTTACCTTTAGTTGCAGATATTGCTAATTATCCTGCAGGAATTTTAACTATGACCGTAGGAGCTAGTGGTTCTTTTACTGTTGGTGAAACAATCACAGGTGGTACGAGCGGTGCAACTGCGTCTATAACAAGCGTTACTTCATCTACTGTTATTGCTATAACGATACCTTCTGGAACTTTTGTTGCTGCAGAAACAATCACAGGTGGCACGAGCGGTGCAACTACTACGGTTACGGCTGCTGTTGATTTTACTAATGTAAGAAGTACTATAGATATTTTGTCTGCTGTTATAAGACAAAATGCAGGTGCTTCAACTCAATCAGATATTGCTATAAGCAGAATAAGTCGTGATACTTTTATAAATATTCCAAGCAAACGAACAACTGCACGACCTTCTCAGTTTTATGTAGATAGACAAATTACACCTGTTTTAAAGTTGTGGGGAACCCCTGATGCAACAACATACACCCTTGTTTTTGATAGGCTTGTAAGAATTGATGATGCAGATAACCCACAAAATACGGTTGATGTGCCGTTTAGGTTTTATCCATGTTTAGCAGCAGGATTAGCCTACTATATCAGTTTGAAAAAAGCACCTAATCGTGTACAACTGTTAAAAGCTGTATATGAAGAAGAATTTGAGCGAGCTGCTGCGGAAGACCGTGACCGAGCTAGTTTAACATTAACCCCTAGCAGAGATTATTACACGTTGATAAGATGAAATTCGCAACAGGACAATACGCTTTAGCTTTATGCGACCGATGTGGTCAACAATATGACTATATTGAATTACGACAAGAATGGAATGGTTTAAGAGTATGTCCTGAGTGTTTTGAGGAAAAACATCCTCAGTTAGAACCAAGTTCTGTGCCATTTGAGCCAGAAGCTTTACGAGATCCTCGTCCTGATAGGAAAGAACCAGTTGAAATACTCGTAGGTCAAAATATATTTCCTCTTTTTACTAATACGTCAATACAAGGAATTAGCTCTGTAGGAGAAGTAGAGGTTACAACATGAGTTTTACATACACGACCTTAAAACAAGCTTTAAAAGATTATACTCAAAACGATGAAGTTTCTTTTGTATCGAACCTCCCTATGTTTATTAGGCTTGCAGAAGAGCGTATATTGAAAGCAGTAGATTTAAATGTTTTTGAAAAAAACGCCACAGGAACTATGACTGCAAGTAATCAATACTTAGCTTGTCCCACAGATTTTTTAGCCTCTAATTCATTATTACTTACGAACAGTAGTAATGATGAGTTTTTGCAATTTAAAGAATTAGAGTTTGTAATGTCATATAACCCTAATGCGTCAACTACAGGAACACCTAAATATTACGCACAGTTTGATGTAGATAATTTTATTTTAGCCCCCACTCCCGATAGTAATTATGCTGTTGAAATGAGTTATTTTTATCGTCCTACAAGTTTAACAGATAGCAAGTTTACACTGACTCTGACCACTGTTGTGGGTACTTTCACAACAAGTGATACAATAACAGGAGGCACAAGTGGAGAAACAAGTGATGTTAGTGCTGTGCCTAGCTCTACCACACTTACTGTTGGGATCCCTAGTGGTGATTTTACTGTTGGTGAAACAATCACAGGAAGTTCTAGTGGAGCAACAGCAGTGATATCTAGCATAGGTTCGGACTCTACTCTTTCTTGGATTAGTGAAAACGGTGAACTTGCTCTACTTTACGCAGCTTTAATTGAATGTTATACTTATATGAAAGGCGAACAAGACGTCATGAATATGTATAACTCTCGTTTTGCGGAAGCTCTCGCAAGACTTAAAAATTTAGGCGAAGCTAAAGAAGTTACAGATGAATATTTATCAGGATCATTAAGAAAGGCTAGGACATAATGTTTACAGAATCGTTAGGTATGTCAAATAACTTTTCTGTTACGGTTGAAACTACAAATAACAGGGGGTTTACTCCAGAGGAAACAGCCAAAAGATGTGTTGATAAAATAATCGGTATATCTAACAATGCTCACCCTGCAATACGTGATCAAGCTCATGCTTATCGCAAAGAAATGGAAACGATTATTGCGTTATATATGAAACAAGCTATTAAAAGTGATAGAACTACTGTATACAATGCAATAAAAGATTCTGGAAACCCGAAACTTGCAGAATATATAAGGAGAATGTAATGGCTTTCACGGGAAACTTTCTGTGTACTTCTTTTAAAACAGAACTTTTAAAAGGTGTTCACGATTTTACTGCTACAACAGGTAATACTTTTAATATCGCATTGTATGATAATAGCGCTTCGTTTACAGCCGCGACAACGGCATATACCACTAGTAATGAAATTAGTGGAACTAATTATACTGCTAAAGGAGCTGCTCTCAATCCTGTCACACCTACGGCTAGTGGCACAACAGCATTAGTTGATTTTGCTGATGAAGTATTTAGCAATGTAACAATTTCAGCGGTAAGAGGGGCGTTAATATTTAATGATACAGCGACAGGAGATCCTGCCGTTGCAGTATTAGATTTTGGAGCAGATAAAGCAGCAAGCTCTGGTGATTTTACAATAGTTTTTCCTACAGCTGATGCGAGTAATGCTATAATTAGGATAGCTTAATGACAACAACTGTTGCATTCAATAAATCATGGAATAGCCCTCTAACTGCTTGGAATACCGACACTTGGAATGGTGGGGGTGCTTTTCCTAGTGCAACAGGTTCTATTAACTCTGTATCAGTTACTATTAGTCAAAATGTTACAGGAGTTGCAGCAACTTCTGCGATAGGCAATACTTTTGAAACAAATGTAGGAGTCAGTGGAACAGGTAGTGTCGGTTCTTCTACGGTTGAAGGCCATGCAAATGCCTCTGTAACTGGTATATCAGGTACAGGTGCGATAGGTTCTACCTCTATTACTGCTGATTCAAGTATTTCAGTCACAGGAATCGCAGGAACATCTGCAGTAGGCAATACCTTTGAAACTAATGTAGGAGTTAATGCAACAGGTAGTGTTGGCTCTTCTACAGTTGAAGGCGATGCAAATATAACTGTCACTGGTTTGTCAGGCACCACTGCTTTAGGTAATACCTTTGAGACAAATGTTGGAGTAAGTGCCACTGCTTCAGTTGATAGTGCTGCGTTAGGAATAACAGGAACAGCA